GTGGCTTAAGCTGGTTGATGATACTATCACGTATCATAGCGAGCGTCTTATATTCCATAGTATTACTTTTTATAATAAGAGGGTGGCCGAAAACCAACCACCCTCCTACTAATTAAGTTCATCGTAATGCTTATGTCCAGGCTACACTGTTCTTGTAGATAGTCAAGGATGCTTCCTTCAACTTGGCTACGAGATCATCAGCAAGACCGTCAATATAACTGTTTGGAACCCAGATCTCAGTCAACTGCTCGCGAGTGTTGAAGCCAGAAGCAACAACATTATCGTAACCTTCACTGCGTTCTTTAATCCGTACACAACCATACAGGGTGCCAGGAATTGGAACGACAGGAGCAGTACCGGCTTGGTCTGCACGAATATGAAAAATGCGTGCCACATCTTCATACAAGCCGAAGGGTGCAACGGGGGCAGTAGTGACACCGGCGATATTCGTAGTGTCATCAATCTGGAATTGATCGGAGTCTACTTCAATCTCAAAAATATCCTTCACATTCTTGCTTTGCAGCTTGATATATGCGGGTACTTCGGAGCCTTGGGTTGTAACTGCGGCAACATAGGTAGCGGTAACACAAGCGCCGGTAGATACCTGGTTGTCACCGAGGGCTACATCAGCGTTGATACGAGCGGCAAGCTTGGATAGGATGTCAGCCACATCAGCAGCGACAAAAGCACCATTACTGGTAGAAGCAAAAGACTTCTTTTCATAATTGTACGTATGCTTGATATCGTGGATATGGTCTGTAAAACCATCACGACGAGCCTTACGGACAATAGTGATAACGAAATCCTCAGCAACCATATTGGTGTTGAAGTTTTTCACAAGCTTCAAGGTGGATACCTTCTTGGTGCCAGCGACACCCGGAAGGACATTCACGTGAATACGAGGGTTGGCCTCTCCCGACAGGTTGCCGACGATAGCGAGACCAAGGCCCTTGTGGATAAACACTTTGCGACCGGTAACGGTATCTGCAGTAGCAGCTACATCAGTAGATGCAACGGAGTTCAACAGATACACATTCGGTTTTCTGTTCAAATTTCCCATAGTTAATTGGTTGTATTTGTTTGTTGTTTAACAGCCATCTGTGACTGCAGCCTTTGATCTCCTACGTGCGCCAGATACAGCATAGTGAACTGACTTATGATCTCATTTAGTACATCGTTACCCCACTTCAAATCCACAGGTGTCAATTGCGTGTCAACTGCAATAGCTGCCGGATTACGATAATAATCTATCTTACACGTTATAGAAAATCCAACGGGAGCGGTTATTGCTATCACATTCCCACTAACATTACTATACGTAGTGTAATAGCACCTACGTGTCGATGGGGCTTGATAGGCACTCCTGGTAGCCTTCAATCGCCTGGCAGGAGATAGGTAATCACAGGGGATATTCGTATATTCATAAGCACCACTTGTAAGCGTTACAGACACATTCATCATGCGCCTATAATCAGCAGGAAGGGAGCCTACATTATCCGATAATACCACCGTCTTACCAATCTCTAGAAGAGGGTTGAGATCATCACGATGACGAGCATTGATATCCATACCAGCAAGCTTATTGCCAACGACAATATCTTGTGCCCTATTGATCCAGATAACAAATGTTTCCGGAGTGAGAGTACCAACACCCTGCTTACGCACGGATGCTAGACATTGCTTGTATAGATCAATATTCGTCATTGCTTACACGCTTTTAAAGCCTTCAATAGCATCCAACGAACCACGAAGAGCTGTATAGATTCTATCATTAGCTTGATCATAAAGATAATTGGCTGCAGCTTCTTCTCCTGCACCAATACCGATGTTATCATAGAGGATATACCCGTTCTTGTCTTTTGTCAACAATTTGTTGGCTAAACACTTTTTCACGAACACAATGCGATCAGTTATCTGCCTCTTCTCAAAGAACTCAACAACCTTTGCGGCTTGCGTCTCAGCAAAGTCATAACACTTCGATTCAACAACAGCAGCCGTATAATACCGTGGATTCATATTAAAGAAATACAGCAAATCATGATAATCAGACATCGTACAATCACCAAGCTTAGCAAATGCTTTTGCCACAAGACGTTTAGTGATGGCATTATTCCTTGCTTGACGATCAATGTTGTTCATGTAAAAGAGACTTGTACCATGCTTAATATCATCTTTAGAAGATGCTATTTCTGGCTGCACAAGCAACAAGTTATAGAGAATAAAATCCCTATCAATAATGTATTCACCCTTGTTATTCAGCTTCAAGTTCAAGACATCACCATTATTTATAGCGATAGATGAATCCGGTTTCAGTTCAAATCCAGCATTGACCATATCAGAGTTTTCAAGCTCGATAGCTCCATACACAAATTTGGACTTACGCTGGTTCCAAATAGGCAATGCGTAATATGGGCGGTCTTTGTACATCTTGCTAATAGCAACAATGGATACACTCTCTGTGGTAAACTCCTCAGGATTTTTCCGTTGATTGGCTTTGGAGACCTTGATTGTTTCCTTCATAGTTCCTTATTTATTTGAATGAATGATTACACCACAGGTGTGTACAGTTCAGCAATACCGTTGCGGTCTTTCACTGCTACACCTGTTTCAAAAAGAACATGGTGATGCATACCATCAACAGAGTTGGCCATATCGCCACCTTTATCGATACCATGTACTTCACCCTCAATCCAGTTACGCTTGCCAAGGGCCAACAGCTCAATAGCTGGTTCATTGGCACGGATATCACCAAGAGAAGTGAATATCATACGTTTCGATTGGGTACGAATACCATCAGGACCAACCAAGGAAGCACGTTCAGTAGAATCAAACCAGGGCACTACGGTAGGAATAAATTTCACACCGTTGTACTTGTAGTACTCATAGTCCATATTCAGACCTTTAGTAGCACCAGTGACTTCAACAACCTTTGGATCAATACCGGCCTGGCTCTTCATGAGCTTATTGAATCGACCATACTGAGTCGGACCCATGATAACGGCAACCTCTGTACCCCAGCTGGACTGATAGGTAGCAATGTTCATCATCAAAGTGTCAAGAACTTTCATGGTCAATTCATTGTAAGGCATCCTCCAAGCACCATCGCCTTGATTAAGGATACCATCACCAGCCATAACTTCAAAGCCTTCATGAGTCTTCATGAGTACCTTGTCGTTGGCCATAACAGTTCCTTTACCAAGCAAAAGTTGGTTTTCACGGTACAGTGCAGCGCGTTTAAGCATATCCATCTGAGCTTTCGTAGCCCACATATTTACACCATTGTGTTGCATCCAAACAGCATTGGCTTTGTACTCAGCTGCAGAACCGGACATGGACCATTTCAGACGTTGAATAGTCATGTAAGCATAAGCCATTTCGTCGGCTGTATACTTTTCGTATGCAGTCTCAGACATTTCTTCGTACTGGTTGTAGAGGATGTTAGCCTCCATGCCAGCAGCAAGCAATGAGGCAGATGCATAGGCGGCTGGATCATTGGTGACTACCTTGAACAGGTATTCCCAGCAACCAGATTCAACTTCTTCGGGAAGCTTGTCAGAAGCAGCATAGATGAGGGTGCGGTTGTCATCGGCAAGACCAAGGACATCCTTAGGGGATACCCAGTTGCTGTTCAAGTAAGCCCTGATGATCGTCTGGTAACGACCAGGATAATCGGACTCAACACAAACGGCATCCTTGACAAAACGAACCTTACGTTCAGGGTTTCCTTTTACATGCCACATCACCTTACGGTTGCCAACAATACGGTAGCCATTACGTGCGTTCTCAGGCTTGAGAGCCAACGGGCCACTGTACATGTTACGGCGTGCAAGAAGGGAAGAGAAAGCAGTCACTTGCTCATCAAATGCTGTGAATACGTGCGGAAGAATTTCGGGCACGCTAGCAAGCATATTAGACAAGTGAGCAGTGGTAGGGGTTTCATTGGCGAACTCACGGGGTGCGCCAGGTAGAATTCTCATACTTGTAGATTTTAACAGATTTAGTTATAGGTTCCCTCCGGCTTAGAAAGACGTTCTTTAATGTCGGCGTCACCTATTAAATTGTTTCCTTGAGATCCTTCAAGAGTCCTTGAATGGAACAGCTTTTCGAGGATGTCCTTCTTTGCTTGTTCACGGCCTCTTGTTATAAGTTCTTTGAAACTGTCTTCCCCACTCTTAACCATCACTACGAACATCTTAAATAGGTTTTCATCGTTTGCCAACCATTCATCAAGCTTACGCACTCCGGTATCTTTAGGTATAGAAAGAAAGTTCTTGAACTCGTCAATAAGTACTGGCAACTCGGATTGACCAAGTTT